TCACGTAAATCCTGAGAATAGGCTCGTGGCATATGGGCTGGCCTCCGACTCCAGCCCACAACTTGAATCACAATCAAACCGCATCGGGGAATCCCCGCGATTCAAGCTATTCACAGGACGCTCTAGGCGCCGTGAATCAGCCCGCGCAGGCGCGCAGCCTCGGCCAGCACATCGCTTTCCACCTTCGCCACGTCGGCCTTCAGCCCGCTTTCGATGGTCTTGATGGTTGCGTCCAAACGCGCAATGTCGGCTTCGACGTTGGTGGCCACGGATTTGAGCGCGCCCTTGATGCCGCCGATGGCGGCCTTTTCGGCAGACGAAACGGCGCCGAAAATGGTTTTGATGGCATTAAGCATTCGATGAATCCTCACGATGATGAACATGACAAGTATGTATTGGCGGCGGAACAAGAACCCGAATGGTACTCGCGCTACATGGTCGCGCTTGCGTTTACCCGAGGGTGGCAATGGCGCGACCAGCGAGCCTGTTCCGCCGCCGACGCATCCTTATGGATGCCGGCGCCGCGCCGCTATAATTCGATGACGTGCAGCCCCAAAGCAATGGCGGTTGCCCGCTCTGCATTCGCCCCCTTGCTCGCCTGCCAGCCGGGCAGCATGGCGACGGCGTCCGCATCACGGCAGATAAACGCCAGGTCATCGCCCAACGCCTCACGCAGATTGAATCCATGCTCCTTCGCCGCTACGGCTTCACAGCCGGCAGCGTTGCCCTTCGAAATATCCTTGCCGTGCCGCTCGTTGTCGCGTTCGGCAGGGTTGAACACGAAATGACCCTGCGCCCGCAGTTGTGCTGTGGCAGCGTGGAAGGCGGGAAAGTTGAGTTCAGGGAGGCCGCGCATCGGCCCGGCGACGTAGAATTTCATTGCGATTTCTCCGATTGGATCGTGTAATGGACGGGGTTGCGGTCGCCATATTGGGCAATCAATTCGCCTACCTTTCCGGCCAGTCGGTCCATGAGCGCGCGGGAGCCGCCGGGATAATTACGGTCATCAACCAGCACGCCGGCCGCTCGCGCATCCGCAATAATCGCAATATTCATAAGCGCCGCCCCGAGATTATCGAGCCCATCCGCATCCTCGTCTTGCCCTTCAAGGTAATCCTCAAGATGGCGCAGGGCGCCTCCGATATAGACGCTGGCCCGCGCGCCATCGTGCCGCCAGTTGTTGCGGCCGTACTTCAGCGCACCGAACAGCGCGCTCACGGCGCCGAGCGCGATGGCCGTTACGGGGAACATATGGAGGGGAACCTTCGTGGTAGAAGCCACCGCGTCCTTGGGGTTTGTCGGCTTGTCGTTCGCCGGCAATTTCTCCGCTTCTCTGGTCATGCGACCTCCAGCATTTCGGGGTTGACGGTGTTGCGCGCAATCTCACCGTGCTTCACATGCAGGATGATGGACTTCATCGAGCGCTTGGACCGATAGCCATGGTTTGCGGCATAGGCGTCCGGCGCCGCCAGGATGCCGAAGCTCTCGACCGTGCAGCCGGGATACTCCTTGATCTGCTCGTGATGCACATGGCCGGTCCACCATGTCCGGTGCTTCGTGCGCCCCCACGCTTCCGCCATGTCGGCGGCCATGATGCCAGGCAGGCGCTCCATCTTCGCCTTGTCGCCGTGATGTGTGCCGATAAGGTTCACACCAAATTCCAGATAATGAAAATGGCCAGGCGCTTTGTCCACGCTGATATATTTATCGTTCTCGAAAAAGACCGAGAGCATCACGCGCAGGAACATCATGCTGTACGGATCGTGATTGCCCGGCTCGCCAATGAGATGCACCCACGGATGCTTTACGCGCACTGCGGCGACCGCGCGGCGCAGGAGAGTAACACCGGCCTCTACCATTTTCTGCGCCCGCCCGTCCGCATCGAGCAAATTCTTGTGCGCAGGGGTGACGGCATCGTTGGAGTCGTAATGGAAGAAGTCGCCCAGCACGGCGATAACAGCGCGGCGAGCAGGCGGCGCGGCCCGCACCAGCGTATCCATGGCGCCGTTCAAGACGTTGCTGGCTATGTCGATATCGTAATCAGCGCCGGTCTCTGCGGCCCATGAATACATGCCGAGATGATGATCGCCAATGATGTAGCAGGCGCATAATTCGTCACGCACAGGCTCAGCATCAATCGGCCGAATGTACGGCGCGGAGCGCGGAAGGTCGGCGGCCAGGCTGGCGGCGAATGCTTCCCACAGCGTTTGCCGCTGGGCATCCGTCTGCTTTTCGGTAATCCACTGCTGCGAGACCTTGCCCTGCTGGTCATACAGCGTGGAGCGCTTCACGATGCGCTTGGGGTCGGGCATCTGCACCGTGTCGGCTTCTTCCTGCCCGGCCAGCTTGGTCTTGGTCCACTCGGCAGTCGTCTTGCCGGCGGAGTCGGTGAGGGTCGATACGCCTTTGACGACATACCGCGGATCGGGCTCGATGCCGTATTCGTCTTTGACCTTGCGGAGTGACCGGAGCAGCGCGGAATGATCCATGCCGAGCGCCCGGGATGCAGCACGCACATTGCCGCCATTATCGTTCACGGCAGCAACGCGCGATTGCGCTTCCTCAAAAGAAAGGTGCATCGAATATCCTTGTGATTTTGGGAGATGATTGGCTGCTGAAACCGCCGCGGCCAGAGCGTTTATCTCTGGCCGCCGAAGTACGCCCCGGCGAAGCCAAGGCCGGCGCCGATGATGAATTCAACGCGTGCGAGTATCCAGCGTAATACGCCGCGTTGGGCCTTCTGTGTGGCCTGCCCATCGCGAAGCGTGGAGATGGCGTCCATAATTTCCGCCGTCGCCGCCGCGCTCTTTTCGTCTTGCCGGTCGAGCTGGGTTTTCACCCCATCAAAACGCCGATGAACAACGCTGAAGCCCTCTTTCATGTCAGCTTCAAGCTGATTTGAGCGCATCTTATGTGCCTCAATCGCAGCCTCGTGCTGACCGAGACGAAACCAAACCGACTGCATATCATTCGCCGGGGCAGCCTGCTCGCTCACTTCGCATCCGCCGGCGGGTTTAGGGCGGCCTGAAGCGCTTTGAGATGCGACCAGCCAATGACGCCCCACGCATGCATGTCGATCATGTAGTTCGACACGCACACATCATCCGTGCAGTTCGGCACGACCGGCTCCGGCTGCTGCGCCATCAACGCCGCGGGAATGCTCGGCCGCACCTCACGATATTCAATGACCGGCGGCGCAGAGGCGCAACCCGATAGGGCCAGCAGCGCACCGAAGCCCAGCGCCAGGCCCGCAACCGACATGGCGGCGGCGCGATACCTGGGGCCGCCCCGGTCAGGGTCCATCCACGAACACATCATTTTGAACCCCGCAGCATGTTGAGTGTGTCAGCTAGCACGGGCGAGACGGGGCTGTGCGCCTCCCCAGCCACCGCCGCATGTTCCGCCCGGGATTGCGCGGCAACGCCCTGGTCGGCCGCCAGAGTGGCGGATTCGATTGCATCATACCGCTTCTGGTCATCCTGCATCTGCACGATGGTTGCGGCATCCTGCTTATTGGCGCCTTGCAGCTCGGACACGGAAGCGGCCAGAACCGCATTCTCCGCATGCAGCTTGCCGATGTAGAGCCAGCCGCCGGCAATGACGCACAGCACCACTCCAGCCGCAGCCAGCTTCATGCCGATGGACGTTAGAAAAGCGGGCATAAAATTCTCCCCATAAAAGTCCCAAGCGGGATCAAGCGGCAGACGATGAAACGGTGCATTTGTTGCGCACTCCAATGAATGCCTGGATGATGCCGCCGACCGTACCAAGAGCGCCAAGCAGCAATGAATTCGCCTGGGCAAATTGCATCATGTCGAAATGCTCGCCGCGGTTGACGACAACGAAAACCATCAAGGAATCGAGGATGAAAAGGGATGCGAGGCCGAGCAAGGCATACGCACAAAAGAACAGGGCCGCCTCATCAACAGCCCCGTCCGGCCCGGCAATCAATGCCGCGACCCACCTACGCATTATGGAAAACCTACCATGAAATCTCCTGCCGGCGCTTGCCGTTTCGCTGGAGACTTTCTCTTGCCTCTTTCCGCGTCGCCTAAATCAGCGAAAGCAGATAGGCGGCCGGGCTGAAGATCACGCCAGCAAGCGCGGCCAGGCCGATGAAGGCGCGGAAATATTGAGTGCCGGTCATGCCGAGCCCGGCCAGCTGGTAGGCGCAATGGTCGTGTTGCACCCACCACGACAGGAAACGGCAAAACACACACCAGCCGCGGCGGCGCATCTCTGCGCCGAGCGCCGCGCGGTAAGACAGCGTTTGCCCCGCCTCTCCGCCGAGAATCGCGTTCAACATCATGTCGAACGCGACGCCGACTTGCACGAGGTAATTCACGGGATGGACGCAACCGCGGCGGGCAGAGCGGTATCGAGCAGAACCGCCGCCTTGACCGCTGACACGAACTGCGCGGCGGCCTTGGCGACGGACAGGAAGGCCGCCGTGGTCGGGAAGATAACAGCAGCGTCGCTCAACAGCGGCCAGGGCAAATCTGCCGACGTGCCGTTTGTGAACTCCGCGAAGGTGCTGATAAACTGCGCCTCCGTGGCAATGTCCTCCTGACCAAACGGCACACCAGACTGCACGGTATAGACGCCGTTCAGCGCCGGCAGCGTGGCACTGGTGATCGTCAGCCCGCCGGCAATGAGCGCTGCGGCCCGCTGTGCCAGCGTCAGGACGGGCGGCGGCGCGGCGGCGATGGCACCCGCCACCACCGTAAGCGTTGGGTCCGCATATTGCGCTGCCGTGCACACCACAGCGCCGTCAGGAATATTCCCATCGGTCGATACGCCGTTGCCCGTCGCGGTTCGATAAAATGTCGTGGCCATATTAGGCGCTCCTTATGAGATCGGGATGGCGAGGTAGATCAGCTGGACGGCCATCGCCCCGGATGATGTCTGAGTCTGCGTGGCGGTGATCTGGACTGCGGCCCCGGCGGAGGCCGTGTACTGCGCAATGCCAACGCCAAGGGATGGCGCATCATCGGTCCACGGGCCTGCCGCTTCCGCCGCATTGATCGCGGAGATCGTGACGCCGGACGGGCCGGCAAGCGTGCCGCCGCCGGATATCGCGATCACATGGATTACGCAGTTGCGCGGCGGGGTGAAGTTGACGGAGGTGGTGACGGTTGTTCCAGTCGCCGCCGCACTGCTACCGCCGTGCATGACGAGCGAAGAATACGTCGGCAGCGTGGACACCACGGCCGCCAGGTCGGGGAGCGTGTACATAAGCGGAGCGCCCGGCGCCAGCGTGATGCCGGACGTGAGAATGGAGGTCTGACCATACGCCACTGTGACCACGTAAAGGGGCACGTAACCGCCATCGGCCGCCGGGGTTGTCTGTGTGCCGGTAGCCGCTGCGATGCCAGCCTTGGCCACCAGATTTACGCGCTGGATGCGAAGCGTGTTCTGCGACGTGCCGGCGTTGGCCGGGCCATTGAACGGCTCGGACGGGTCGGCCGCATTCACGTAGCCGAGGACGGCCGCGCCAGCGTCTGTTTCCGTAAAGGCCGCCTCAATGAGGTAGTTGACGCTCTGGCCGGCGGTGGTCGGCGCCACGAGTGCCAGAGGCGTAGCCGCACTATTGATGCCCTGCTTCATCGTCGTATTCGCCGTGTCCGCCGCAAGCGAACCGAACGCCGAATTGTCGATGTTTTGCAGCGACACAATCGAGCCTGAGCCGATATTGATGGTCATCGACGGCACGGTTGTCTGCGTACCGGCGAGACCGAACAGATATGTGCCGGTCCCGAACGCGGCGTTAATCAGCGCGCCGAACGCCAGCATTGTGTTTTTCTCGGGGGCGAGAATATCCACGTCCCGCGGCATGGAGCCGGGGTAAACCATTGAGCGATCCAAATCAGTAATCCTTAATTTGACAGGTAAACCCAGGCAATCGTGCCGGCAGGAATCCATTGCGCGATTGCGTCGTAAATCTGCTCGTCGGTCAGCAGGCCCTCATCCTGCGGCGCACCCGTCCAAACCAAGCAGCCGATGTCGCTTGCCGCGATGGCGGCGACGCTTCCGTATCCGCCGAGGCCGCCGCCAGCGCCCGGCGACGTGACCGCCGCATAACCAGCCAGGTTCGCCAAGCCGCCGGCAGTTGGACGGTACACCGTGAGGAAGAACTGAAACGGCAGCACAGAGCTACCGTACCCACCCGCCCCGGCTGTGCCCGAGCCGTCATCATATCCCAGCAGGCCGCCGCTCGCCGCCGAGGAAACGGACGCAAACGCGCCGGTATCGGTCACGCGCGATGGCTCAAACACGTGCGGCACACGTCCCGTCAGCAAGGTGAGCATCTGCACAACGCCGGCCCGCGTCGCGCGCGGCGCCGTCATGGCGTAGAGGATGCGCGCACGAAACGCGGCGTCGCTCTCTCGCTCAAGCCGTGGCAAGGCCGCGCCAAAGAGGTCAAGCGAGATCAAGTCGAGGAAACCGCCGCTGGCTGTACCAACCCGCGCCTGGGCCTTCACAAAAACGATCAGCGAATAGACGGACGAGAACGCCGTGGCGGTCGCCGTCAGAACCGCATTAAGGATCGGCGCCGCGGCGGAGAACCATTTTGCAGGAAGCTCGCTGATTTGCCGGGCGACGAAATCGCCTACATCACCAACCGCCATTACGACACAACAATCGTGCCGGCGCGCACAATGATGTTGAACTGGCCGCCGATGTCCGACGATCCGCCGTTCAACAGCGCGCCAGTGATATCCGTCACATTTGCAGAGGCATTGTAGGCGACCTGCAATAGCCTGGTGTACGACAGCGCTCCGCCGACAGGCAGCGAGGCGATGTAACTGGCGATTGCGTCGGCAACAACCGCAGTCGCCAGAGCCTTCAGCTGCGCGGTCGGGCACGTAATCGACATCGAGATATTCGCGCGAAGGACGGTCGCGGCCTGCACGGAAAACGAACTGCCAATCGGCCGGACGGCATCGACCGCGGCAGACACGAGAGCGAGTGTTGCGCCCGGCGTTGCGCCAGAGCCGTCATCCACCGTCACCGAGAAATTGCCGGGCTGGTAGACGCCTGCGTTAGAATAATTCTCGCGGATCGCGTAGGTTAGATTCGTCGCCACACTCGCGATGGCCGCCTGCACCGCAACCGGCGTTGCGCGCGACAAGCTCGCCAAGAACAGCATAAACCGGGCCTTGTACGCGACATCGCTTTCAGCGTTATTGCCTCCCGCGAAGGCGCTGGCATTGCTCACACTGTCAACATACGGGATCGCACCGACAATAAGCCCGACAGTGCCCGACAGAATATTGCCGGCGGAGCCTGCAGCCACGGCCGTTACCGAGCACGTGACGTTGGCCACACCAACCCCGATATTGTACCAGCCCGAGGTGGCGCCGGTCGGGTCCGCCTGATAAGCGGCATTGGTCGCGTCGAGGTTTACAGCATAGCTCTGTGTGCCGTCTTTGGTTTTGACGACCGTTCCGACCATCACCTGCGCAGCCTGCGTCGTGGCACTGCGGAAAAACGTCACCTGCCCGCCAGCGAATGATGCGCCAAGACGCAAAAAGCCATAGTCTGCGCCAAAGCTATCGCAGTCTGCGCCCGTCGAAGTCGCCAGCCGCGTTACAGCCAAGACCTGAAGAACGAGCCACTGCAACCACAGGGCCAGCGAGGCGTTCGCCTCCAGTATCGCCCGCAGCACCGAACCAAAGGTGAAATCCAGAGCGGTTGACACGGCAGACTGCGCGGCAGCCGCCATTCCCTGAACCATGGACGTAAAATTCTGAAGTGCCAGCTGCAACGGATTAGCCTATCGGTAGTGACAACACCGATGTATTTCCCGTGGTCGCGTCGGTATAAGTGATGTCGACAACAACCGTGCCGTCATTGCCTGTCGAGGTTTTGACAGTCGGCTCCGGCGCTTGCGCTACGGAGGCTTCGGCAAAAATCTGAGATCGGATTATCCCCGTGATGGCGTTTCCGTTTTCAACCTCACCCACCATCGCGGACAGGCCGGCGCCATACGCAAGGTTCCAGAGGTATTCACCAGCGTTTGTCAGAAGGCGCCGGAATATCCGTTGCTGCGTTAGGGGTGCGCCCGATGTCATCAGAAGATCGCCACCCGCACCTACCGCGAGGTCTCCACCCATCTGCAATGCAAGGTCGGCCATAGCTAATCCTTCGAGTTTTGATTAAACGACAAACATCCGGCAGTCATTTTGCGCCAATGACCGCGCCATCGCCTGTTAAATAAACTAAGCCTCATGGTCCGGGGTGGAATCTACGAGGATCAAAGAGGGTCCTTAGGATCGTGGGTATCTATAAACCGTTACGGTTCCTGACATTATCAAGAAGCCATCGCAAACAAACTGCGCCAATGTGACAACCGAGGGACCGCCGCACGAAAAAACGCCGCCGTTTTGACTATAGTACGCCGCGTACTCGACCTGGGCACCACTACCAGCCATTCCAGCGTCGGCCGATATTCTGACGCGGGCGAGTCTGCCGGAATTAATATTGGAGTTGTCAATGACGTAGTAGTCGCCAGGCTCTTGCTGCTGTGCAGCGCTGCCCCACGAGGTCCCGTAGTTGTTTGTATAGTAGGTTCCAGACCCCGGCGTACCATACCCCAATTGCATATACAGTTTACCCGCAGATGCCATTGACGTGATGCGGCATACCATCTCGTAATCGTATGCGCTAAGGTCCATGGGAACCTCAAAAGACCCCACCCTAGAATATGTGTAAACCTGGACAAACGAAACGCTATCGCCACCTGAACCTCCGCCGCCGCCACTGGGCATCGTGTAAGTCGCCAGGGTGGAGTTACCGCTCAGGGTCCCGCCGCTCAGTACCAGCGTTGCAGGATTGGCAATGGTATGGCCCAGGCCATCCTCAATGACGATACCGCCTCCCGTGAGGGTTACCGCGCCGGTCTGCAATGTCCCGTCCTGGGTTACGGACAGTACGCCCGAGTTCGCCAGCGTTGCAGTGTTGCCGGAGCCTGTCGCGGTCACTCCTGCGCCCGTGACAAGCGTGAGTAGGTCCGATGAAATTACGGTCCCGGCGCTTATCAGGGACGTGGGCGGGACCGTCACGGTAACGCTGTCCACAGGACCCGCCGGAGGGGCGAGAAGGACCGCGATGTAGCAGGCCGAGGATGAGAAGCCAGGGGAGCCGGGGGTAACCGTCAACACCGTTGTACCGGCCGCCACCACGTCCATCCCGAAGGTTACGGCAGTGGCGTTAGGTTCCGTGCCAGAAGTCATGGGCGTGGTAAACGTGGTGTCTATATGCCGATAGCTCGTCACACCCGAAGCCACGCTAGACGAAACGTTATTGTACCTGTCCGCGATGAACACATAGAGCCTGCCCACGCCCGTTGTCAGGTTGATGGTGGACGGCCCGGTGCCAGACGCAAGCGTTCCAGACCAGTGACCCGCAACCGTGGACGGCCCTGCCACGATCTGGGCAAAGCAATCGGTTTCGCCAGAGGACGTTAGCGTGAACGGCGCGGCTGCTGCGGTGCCTATAGGTGCTGCGTACAGGTAGCAATCCCCGATGCTTTCCAGCGGGGCCGCCAAGGTGCTGCCATCGGGCGGGAAGTTCCCCGGCGCGTTGTACTCCACATACAGCCACTGGCCATCTGCGGGCACACTCGCAATCGTCAAGGAACTTGAAAGGGTGTTGAGGACGCCTAGCTCTTGCACACGTAGTCCCGCAGCGGACAAGAAGGCGTTACCCCCGAAATCCAGGTGGTGGACGTTGCTGAAATCAAGCGGGGGGCCGTAGAAGTCCGCGCCGGACACCTCCAGCGGGGGCACATACGCATTGAGCGTGCGGCCAACAAGAGCCATCGATCCGGCGCCCGTGAAATTTACGAACTCAGCAAAATCATGCGCCAGCTCCAGCTCGCCGGTACCGGAAAGGTCGAAATCACTGCTTACCGATTGCACCACTCCAGGCGCTCCGGGCGCTCCAGGCATCCCCGGAGCGCCTGGCTCACCATCGGCGCCTGTCTGGCCGCGAAGTCCCGTGCTGATCGTTACGCTGATCGGCATATTCGGACGCGTCAGCGTCACGTCAAGGGGCACAGGATGATCAATCGTCACCAATTCCGGCATGCCTGGCCGAGCAATCGTCGCACTCGTTATCTCAGCCGGCGCACTAATCGTTACCTGCTGCGGATAGCCAGGCGCAGCGATGGTGACGGATGTAATCTCAGACATCGGCCACCTTCGCTATGACCTGAATGGACTCCACAGCCTCAGTGAAACTCGTCCCATCTGGGAAATTGATTTTCAGGCCGGTCTCGTACAAGCCAACCGGAACATGCTGCATGATGACCGGCGGAATATCCAAAACGACCAACCCCTGCGTTTCGGGCACAGAGATTGACAGGTAGCCTGTCGAGTCCGTGGACTTGATTTGAACGCCGCCCGTGGCGCCGCCGCCGGCCGGGACCATACCAAAATTCGCCGTGCAGCCGGTGAAATCGTAAACGCCTGACGTGCCATAAAACTCCCAAGTGCGCAGGAACGAATCGCCAGCGTAAATTTGCGTGGGTGAGCCTGACATGATTTATCCTTGAGGTGCGCCGGTTTGTGTTTGTCCGCCCGTGCCAGGAAGGTATGGGTGGCTGTGGGGAGTGAATGCTTTGCCGGCCGTTGTCGTTTCGACAGAAACATTAAGCGAGCCCGTGATGTTCACGGTAGCGTTCCCGCCACCAGGCGCAGCGATGTCGAGCACTGCCGCCATCAACGACACAGAGCCGTCAGCCTTGAACAAAAGCTGCGATCCGCTGTCATGGCGCAGCAGAAATTCGCCGCCCCCCACTCCCTGCGGCGGTGCATCAACGTCGGAAAAATACCGCCCAACAATCACACCATTGCCGCTATCGCCATCTTCCGCCAGCACAAGCACCTGATCGTTCAGCTGCAACGGCATTACGAGCCCCCAGCCGGCGCCGACCCACGGCGACAGAACCGGAAGCCACCCCGTCGTCATACCGGACGGCTGAATGGTGACGCGCGCACGGAATGATGCGGCGTCGAAGTTTACGACAATCCCACGCCGAGCAACGCCCTGGAATGCATCCATGCCGGCGGCGGCGCTCTGCATATCACGGCGAAAACGATCAAGGGTCACTTAGCTATCCTGCGATTGGTCCGTTTGAAGTGTCGGGATAGCGGCGCCACTCGCGCCGTCGTAAAGCGTAAGCGGCGAGCAGTTTTTTGCCTGAATTGTGGTGATGAAGGTTTGCATATTGAGCGTTCGGGCAACCGTCATCGGATACCAGATCATGTCGTAATCCGTGCCGGTGCCAACCAGCTGGATAACAGTCTGCGGCTTGATCGTGATTTCGCCCGGCAGCGTGAAGCATGCCGTCCGCTCGTGGGACGTAATATCGAGAGCTTCCCGCTGCGCCGCGGCGTCAGCTTGCGCTTGCGTGAGGTTCGGAAACTCGAAATAATATTTCGTCGCCTGGGCGTGGTCGCCTTCAGGCCGCTTGATCGACCGCGTGACGGAGTGACCAAGCACAGGAAACTTTCGCGCGGACTCCCAGGACTTAACGAACACCTCTACGTCTTTTGCAATCGTCAAGGAGCGGCAAAGCTGAATTTGCAGCGCGTTACTCTCCACGCGGCCGTCTGGCTGCCGGTTCACATAGATGCGGAAAATGTCCGGCTGCGTTGCTGGCTTTTCAAAATGCAGTGTCGTGCCTTGAATGTACGGCACGATACCCTCTTTTTGCCCGAGGAGGCAGAGCAAATCCCACTCATTAACGGCGCTGGTAAAGTTACCCGTGGTCGTCGTGTCGGTCGAGGCGTTGTAGTAGCGGCCCGCAAGCGTGGTGGTCTTTGAGATGACCGTTGCGGTTATCTCAGGATGCCCTTTCGCCAGCAGTGCGGCGATCTCGCTGGCGGTGTTGTTGCTGTAGCTGTCCACCACCCGCGCGTCGATAAACGCGCCCGCCAGGTCGCGGCCGTTCGCATGGATCGTGTTGGCAATCGGATCGTAGGCGTGACCGTCAATGCGGCCGACGAACTGCGAGGTAAAGCCCTCCCCATCCGTGACGGCCTTAATCTCAACCATGATCGTCTTGCTGGTCGTATCGGCCCAAAATGGCGCGTTGAACTTCTCGCCCCCCGCCGGCTGCAGCGCCTTGGTAAACGAGAACGTGCCGCACTGGTAAGCGTCCGCCTGCTGCCAACATGTCTCCGTCACGCCGGGCATCAGAACGCCGTTAATCAACACCTGATACCGCGGCTTGCGCGAATAGCCGGTCATATGACCGGCACCCCGCCCGTCTTGGTCAGGTCTGGGTCAGGGATGATGATCGCCCGGGGCGGCCCTGATACAACAGGATCGCTCATGCCGTTTGCCTGCATGATGCGAATGAACTGCGTAGCGTCGCCAAGATATTTTGCCGCCAGCTTATATGCGTCGGTTGCCGTCGTCGTGATGGTCTGGGGCATTATGAGCTCGCATTCTGGAGATTGACAGCGGTCCGGCCGACATAGGCGCGCATTTGGAGCAGGTTCGCCGCGTCTCCCGCATTCTGGACGGCGCCGGTTATGGCTGACACGGCCGGGCCTGCGTCGAATGGCGTGTCGGCCGCGGCTGCGCCGAGGGCGGCAAGACTCGTGCCGTACTGGCCAAGCGCCGCGTCCGCCTGCGCCAGCGCGCCATTGATCGACACGCTGGCGCCATTCACAGCCGCCACAGCGGCCTTGTAGTCGGCAGAGCCCAATACCGTCGCATTCGGCGCGCCCACGGCGCCCTGGGCGGCTCCTAGCGGCCCGGCGACTGCACCGTTGGCCACAGCACCAAGCGCGGCGAGCGGCTGCCCCTGAGCCATGTCCGCCACGACCTGGCTGGCTATTGTCGTCAGGCTGTTGCCGGCGGGCGCGCTGTTGTCTTGGATGACCATGCAAACGATCTGGTATGGCATCGCATCGTTGGCGCGCGTGTCGGCCGTGAAGTGCGTCACGATGACCTGATACGAGAACACGTCCCACGCTAGCGTCACAGGCTGGCCAGCAATCCGTATGGCGTCGATCAGCCGGATGCGCGAGGTAGCGTCCTGGCCGAAGAATACGCCGGACCACTGCTTATCGTCGTCGTCCGGCCCCATGACATTCAGCACCTTGGCACCGCCGGGCATCAGCTGCTTGTTGACCACCTGCGCTCCGCCCACGCGCATAGCGTGTGGGAGCTCGATCGGCTGGAACCTCACCGGGCCAAGCGTCAACGCGCCGAAGCCCGCAAACGCCTGACCTACCGCCTGGATGGCTGATATTACAGTTCCGCTCATTGATGCCCCGTAAGGCGATTGACCGCGCCGGGCATACGCGGCGTGGTCGCGCTATTCGGTGCGGTCGGCGCGTTCGGCATCGTGGGAGACGGCGATACTAGCGGCGTGCCATTGATGACGTGGGTATAAGTCGGGTTTTCCGGAGACGATCCGGGGAAGTACCATTTCCCGTCTTTTCCGAGAGTCGGCGGAGCAAACGTGTCGGGGTTTTTCTTGATATCATCGGCAATGTACTTCGATATGAAGGCGGCCATGGCGAGGGGGCCAGCGAGGTCAGCGGCGACACTGGCGCCGCCGTCCGCAACCGCACCGGCAGCCTTGGCGATATTACCTAACGGCTTGATGCCTGCCACGCCTTTCAGGGCAAGCCAGAGCGCGCCGAGACCGCTAACCGCCTCCGCACCCATCGTATCAACCGGATGCGCCGTGCTGGTATTCGCCATCGAGTTTAGCGCGCCAGCAAACATGTTTAGCCCCTTGGTGGCGCCAGGGATTAGCGGGCTGCCAAGTGCGGCCAGGAAGCCGTTCCATGCAGCCCCAACACCAGCCGCTTGCGCGTTCGGCGTGGCGGCGTCGGTCGCTGAAATATGAGCGTTTGACGAAAGGTCATAGGCGTTCTGCAACGCACGGTCCTGAACGATGGCATTGAATACACCGAGACCAGCCAGCTTCATGCCGGGGATGCGCGCGAAGTCGCGGTTCAGCGCCGCAATCAGCCCCTCCTTGTTTTTGTCGCCAGCCTTCACAGAGCCGTCAGGATTCAGGTATTCGTTTACGAGGTCTTTCTTGACCCAATCAAGCGGATCGGTAAGCGCCAGCTGTTCATCCTTCAACACGCCCGGCGGGAGCATGACTTGCCCGATGCCGTACTTATACTTGCCGAGAATTTTGCCGTCGTTCGGACCAAACATATAGTCTGGCAACACGCCTGCCTCATGGAGGGCACGCGCCGCAGCCTGACTCATCTTCCCGCCGATGAATTCCTGCGTCATCGCGTTCAAGCCGGTGCCGACCTGAGACGACCCTAGAGCCTGCGACGCGATGACGGCTTTGGCTAACGCCTCGTCTGAAAGCTGCGTCCCGCCCGGCCCCATTTGCCCGACCATCGTAAGGATGCCACCGGTGGTGAGATTGCCGCCCGAGTTGACGACAAGGCGCGAAATTTGGTCGATAAACGACGTGGCCTTGTCTGTGTTTATCGAACCGTCTTTGTTTTTTAGATTCAGTTTCCCGAGTTCTTCCGACGACCTGACCAACGTATAGATTTGGTCAACGTCAACGTCGCCGCCCTTGGTCCGCGACATGCGCCATGCATCGGCTGCCAGGGTTGGCGCCATCGCTGACACTTCTGTCATGTCTCGGTCAACCGAGTAGGTGTCGCCAATCAGAGCGAGCGCCTGACCTATGCTGATGCCTGGATTGCTCGGGTTCTGCTGAATTTTTATCGCCGCCGCCATGGCTTTAGCCACAGCATCGTCCGCCGACATTCCTTTCGGTGTCATATTGCGGATATTGGCCTGCTGGTCGGCTATGTCGAATGACGGCGCCGTAAATCCCTGCACAGCGGAGCCGAGTATGCTTCCGCCAGCTTGGGCCGTGAAAATATAGCCCATGGCATGCATAGGGTCGAAGCTGCCACCTCCGCGCGGCGCCACGCCACCATCCAGATTGATGGGCGGCATATTCCCGCCCCCGGCGCCAGGCCGCCAATCGGGCTCGCCTGAAGGCGTTAACCTCGTGCCCGGATAAAAATGAGGGTCGCCGCCGAAATTCGCGTCGTAGCCATTGCCCCGCGTACCCCAACCCTGATAACCGGACGAACCGCTCCCAGGGATTACAGAAAGCGCGCCGCCAGACGATCCACGCCCGGCGCCGTCGCCATCAGGTGAGGATGGCAGATAGCCACCGCCGGACGGCGGAATAAACCCACCTCCGCCGCCGCCTGCGTGAGTGCCGCCGACCGCCGCCGCCATGCGCTCTGCTGCCGCCGCGGCAGACTGCCAGGACGACGCCATGCCACGCGCTGAAGCCGCCACGCGCGACATGAGCGTGACGGTCTCACTGAGCATGCCGTTGGTCCGCGCAACCGCGTCCTCCACCAGCTTGAAATTGTCCTGCACGGAGGCGAGCGAACCGATGATTTTGTCATCAAGAACAAGCTTAACGCCAATTTCGTAGGCATCTATCACGTCAGTATTCACCCTTTGGCGCAATGCCGCCGGCAAGAGCGGTCACAATCGGAATCGCTATCGCATCGACAACCTCGGGAGTTTTACGGAAGGCAGCGCGCCCCACAAACTCGCGCGCTGGAATACCGGGCTCTACGGACACGCCGGGGATAAACCGAACACCCTTCGCGTCCGTCCCTTCATTCTGGTAAACGGCGACCGGATCGTTGGACGACACAACGGCCTCGTCACCCTCAACATGCACCTTGAAAGATTCGCCCATGGTGCCAGTTCGTTTAAGCGGCGACGGCACATCGAAGCCCTCCGCCGCCTTGTCCGCGATGGTGACCGGCGATAGCTCTTGCCAATCCTCAAACCCCGCGTCTCCGTTCTGATATTCGCCAAGCTCGGCGCGAATTTCAGCCTTGATGATCTCCCCGCCTTCCCGCAGCCCACGCGCCTTAACGAGAGCCAGCTTCGCGGGGATTGCATCGAGATGCAGCACAAAATCTGCGATTGAGCCAAACGACTTCATTCCGCCAACCCCTTGGAAATTGCTTGAACTATCGTATTGACACGTTGCGCTTCAATATCCTGCGCAATCATAATCAACGCCGCGCGCTTGACCCTGCGGAGGCGCAACCCGTCCTCTATTGAGGAAGTCAGGTTGTGCATCCGCAGATATACGGCCTCTCTAAGAAGCTCGCGGCCGGCTAGTTTTTTGCGGCGTCCGCTTCGTCGTCCTTCCCGGCAGCAGCGGGTTCAGCATCGGTGCGCGCCTCAAATGCAGCGCGCACCGCGGGTTCATCCATGCGCGCCACCAGCTTGCGCAACGCCTGCATGTCGGACGGGAACTCCACCACCTCGTCACCGACCTTGCGGATGCCGGCCGCAAGCCAGGCGATGCCGCGCCAGGTCGGAATGTCCGACAAGCCGCCGCCGATTTCGAGCAGGTCGATAAGTTCGACCTCATCGACCGGCTGATATTCCAGCGCCGCCGGCTCGACCGCCTCGCTCGACCAGCCTTGCAGCGCCGCGTCGATGGCGCGCAGCCCGTCCGGCCCGAGCCGCTTGGTCAGCAACTTGATCTGGTTGCGGGTCTGCGGCATGTGAACCATGGCGCCGGCGATGGAGCGGATTGCACACGCGCGCTTCACCAGCCGCCACCATGTCGCGCTGTCGTTCACGGAACCAACGCCAGCCGCCAGCGTCATTTCCTCCTGAAATGAAATCGGCCGCACGTCCAGATCACGCCCAGCGGCGTCTTGGACGATCATTGTTTGGTCCTCGCCTCGGCGGTCCAGCTGATGGTTTCCGTCACCACCTTGCCGGACGACGCGGCCGTCTGCCCCAGCACGAAAACGACGTTGGACAGCAGATAATCCGTGGTGCTGCCGTCATTCTCGCTGATCGAATAATGGATGCTGCCCTTGGCAACCTTCACCCCGGCCGCCTTCGCCGACTGGATCGCGTCGCGGTAGTCGTCATAGGTCGTGTCGGTCCGCACGGCCATGATCTTGCCGGACCAATTCTTGAACGAAATTTCCGTCGAGACCGGCCCCTGCAACGGATCGACCGTCGTGGACGAAATATTCTCGGTGATGTCGAACCCTGTTTCCAGGGGCAAGGGAACGAGATTGCCGGTGCCCCGCAGGTCCACCATCACGGAAAAATTCTCGCCAACAGTCCAGCTGTATGTCGTCATGTTTGCCTCGTGAGAAAAGGCCCGGCAGAAGCCGGGCTATGAAAGGAGATCGGCGCGGGATTAGGAGCCGGCTGCGCTGCCCGGTGTGACGACCGTTTGGCCGCCCTGGACATTCACGAGGAACTTCTCGTTGATGGCCTGATAGGTCACGGCAACGTCCGCCTGGACGTAGCCAAGCGCCGTGCGCGACTGCGGGTTGTTCGACGGGTCGCAGACGATCTTGTACGGGTTCTGGCCCGACACAAGCGACGCGAGCATGCCCTGGTCAACCATCCCCTGCAGGAAGGCGGCGAGGGTGCCGCGGATACGCTGGAACAGCTGCAGGTTCACCAGCTGGCCGACATAAACCCCCATCCCGGCGCCGAGCGTCAGCGCAAGGTAGTTGGTCAACCGCGTGTAGTTGTCGCCATTGATGGACGCATTGCTGGACGAATTATGCCCGCCACGAACCGCCCAGAAATTGCCGCCCGGCACAGGGTTGCAAATCACGTCGATGCCGGCGCTGAGCAGCGTCGCGAGCTCGGCGGTGCTATAGCTGGTGTTCTGCGCAGTGCCGACGACGCCATTACGCTGGCTGCCGACGATCCCATACAGGGGCTTGTTGAGGGACGACTGCTCGGGCGAGAGGTTCGCCAGGCGGCCGGCGACAAAACCCTGCGGCGAGACCAGCCGCGTTACCTGATTCTGCTGGTCGTACCAGTAGAGCCAATCACCGAACATGTACTTGACCGCGTAGCTGTCGATGCCGGCGGTGGCCTTGATACCCGGCGCACTGGATACGCCATCGCCCGCCGCCGTGACGACGATCATGTAGATTTGCTCGGACAGGCCGAACGCTTCCTGCGCCGTGAAGGTGGCAACGGTCGTCACGTCCGCCAGGAACGCGACGCTGCAATCCTGGCCACGCAGGGCATACATGCCTGTGCGCGCCGAGGCGAGACCGTCAGTGCCCACAACCAGCGCGTCGGTCATGGTGGACACGCCATCGGTGCCGGGAGTGCCGGTCGAGAACAGAACCGTGCCGGCAACCGGCGCCGCCGTGCTCGTCAAGGCCGCAGCCGTAATCAGGTTGGAGGCGGAGCGCAGCGGTGTGCCGTGGTTGATCGCATTCGCAATCGCCAGCCAAACCGCGTTGCCCGTCAGCCCGGCCGCCAGATTATCGAACACCTCAGGTGTGTAGCCGGGCAGCGAGACAACGGCGCGCCACGTATTCGCGGCAGAGCCGGCCGAGAGCGTGACCGCCAGGGCGTTGCCGAGTGTGCCGGAATATTTCGCGGTATAGGTGATCTCGCCGGTAACGGTCACGGTCGCCTTCGCGTCGGTCCCGTCCGTCACACGCACCCAGCGGAAATTGTTCGCGCCCTGCATGACGCAAATGGCGGTCGCAGTGCCGAGGTCGTATTGGCGATTCTGGATCACGCCAAAACTGACCGCGAAATCGCCCATGTTGCCGCCGACGACAACCTGATTGACAGGCCCCCAATTGGCGGTCCCGACAATGCCGAGCGTGTTGGTCGGGACGCCATTCAGAAGCAGCGTTTGCGGCGGAACGATGTCGATATAAAGATCAGGGACGATAAGCGCGGTGGTATTCAGCGCCCCCGCCTGAAAAATCTGGGTCATATATGTTTTCCTCACGGATCATGGAGGCGCACAGCGCGCTAAATCATCGTGAGATTGTGATGCGGCCGCCCACCGCGCCGCGAAAACTCGCTTACGAGCCCTCGGTGTTTCCAATCCAGATTGGCGCAGCGCTGCCGCGCGTTACCTGCGCGCCAAACGACAATGCGGCCGGCTGCGTCAACACGGCTGTTTCGTGATAGTCGCAGAGATAATCCTGCCAGCGCCGCCACACGTCATTGTTGCGCGGCGTGTCGTCGTCCGTCTGCTTGGCAAAGCGAATTTGCGCCGCGGTTGTGTCTGCAAGGGGGATAAACCGCGTCACATTCCCGTTTGCATCGAGCAGGTTCTTCAACCCGTCCACCATGCGCGCGAGAACCGCCCGAACAAGGTAGCCGGAAACCGGCTTTGCCCCATTTTCAGGGTTTGAGACATTGGGCGCCAGTATGGCGACCCTGATGATTTGCTGCTCCTGCCCGGCAACATACACGGCCGTCTGGTCACATACGACTTCCGCACCAACGACCGGCGAGGCCGTCAACACTGCGCCGGATGCCGTGGCGCCGGGAATGTTGGCCGCGAAGAATGCCGCCACCGTCTGGGGTGTGTCGCCGTTCGTCAGCCGGTAAGCGTAGGCGACGGTCCCGACGACAATGCCGACGACCTGGCCGGCGGCGCACGTCCCGCCAAAGGTCACGCCCGAGCTCGTCCAGGCCGCAGTCAGCGTCGGCATATTCTCGCTCACCTGCAGGGTGGCGGGCTTGAACCGCGTCGTGCTCCGCGACATGCCCGGAACGGCGCTCACGCATACATGAGCGATGCCGGCCTTGATATCCGCATTCAACTCCGCGATGTCCGGCGCGCCCCGGTACAGCTTGACGGACAAGGCGACTTGCTGCGCGCCGGGCGCGCCGCTCCACGGCCCTGTTGCCGTGGTCGTG